GCAATAATACCAAGCATTGCGAATCTGCCATTGAGTTTCTCAGCAACTATCTTTTGCTGTTCGATTTCTTTTTTGTTTGATGGGTACATTAAAATATACCTGGGATGATTTGTCCTGTTGTAACGTATGCGCCTACTGCTGCTACGAAACCAAGCATTGCTGCCCATCCATTAAATCTTTCTGCTTCTGGTGTCATGATAGTGTTCCTTTTGTGTGACGTTTTTGTGTTTGTTTGATAAAGTTGTTCTTCAAGTAACTCGTACATTAGAATCCGAGTAATCCGAAGAAGAAGAAGTTGCCTGTGACAGCGTATGATACAAACCCAGTAACAAGTCCAATCATAGCAAGTCTGCCATTAATCTGTTCTGCATTTAGACCATAACCTTTGTAAGACTCATCAAGATATGGACGAGGTTCAGTTGGATACATGTTCTGTCTTCCACCTGATTCTGTTACTACGTTTGTTGTCATTAGTTTAGTTTTATTAAGAACTGTTACAATTATATATAATTTCTTAACATTTGTCAAATGCTTTGTTACAGTTCTCTAACCGTCACACCCTCTGGGTAAAGTTGATTCCCTCCATGTGGTCGTACTCGTGCTGAAATATTCTTGCCATCAATCCTTCCATCTTAACTTTATGTACTGTCTTCTCTTCGTCCTCGAACTTGACCACGATACCCCATGGTCTTTCTATCTCTAAGAATGTCTCTGGATAGGATAGACATCCTTCTTCCATCTTTTCTTTTTTGGAATACTGTTTGATGATCTTAGGATTGAACACCACAATAACTTGCATGGTCTCTATGTCAGATACCATAGCGAATGCTCTCTCTTCTATACCAATCTGATTAGCAGACAGACCCACACCTCTATGGTGTAGCATACTCTCTACCAATGTCTGTGCTAACTCAGATCTATCTAAGTTGTATGAGCAATTATTAACCCTCCGTGAGAGGAGGGTGTCTGTGTTGTTAATTAGATCTTTAATCATCTTGTTTGCTGTATGCTGTCACTTCTGGATCTGGGTCTAACCACTTGGTGTACTCGAAGTCCTCCATAGCGGTCTCTATTTGCATTGCATTGTCGCATAGATACATGTCTTTGTATCTACCTGACGTACCTAACTTCTGAATTCTATAATCAGATGTACCATTGTCTAATACCCCTGCATCGACGTAACGATAGGGATCTCTCTCCATAAGAATGATAGGTGTCATAAAAACTTTACCGAGTCTAGGCATAGTATAACACGTTATACGAAATGATACCACCCTGTTGCTATAAGTTTATCTGATGTGTCTGATTTGCGTCCCTTATGATGATACGTCCAGTCCGCTGGCCAGATAACAGTTAATCCTTTTTGAGCAGGAATATATGTTTGTTGATGGAACCACTCTGTGCCACCGTCAGGAACGTCATTCAGATAGGTCATCCAGACCATGTGTCGATATGTATTCGACCTTGAAGAACTTTGACGTTCGCAGTGCCAGAGGTGGTATCCTCCACCAGGTTTATAGTATTGTAGGTTGAAGAACTCTTCCATCTTCCAACCAGATGTTTTGCTACACAGTGGAAATTTCTCAACGTAATTATTCATTACCCTGTTTACTTCTTCTGTGAAGTTTCTGACTCTCTCGTCAGTGATTCCTACAAAGACAGGATTGTCTAGGGAATCTTTTATGTCTGTATTGATTAGACCAGTACCGTCATCAGCAATGGTTTCCCCTGCCCACTTCTCAAATATGTCCTGTGTATGATAGAAGTCTATGATAGCATCAGTAACACCTTCATCTATCTTTTCAGAGTAGATAAAATCAGTGCGTGGGAAGGCAACCCTTCCGTCATAATATATTGGTTCTGGTTTGAATGTCATTATACAGGTTGTGCTTGATAGAAATCAGCAGTTAAATGTTCTATTAGTGTTAGGTCATTGTCACTATGAATCTTATAGAATCTTAGTAACTGACTGAATAGAATTGGATGCTCTTTATCGAGATCAATTTTCCCGAGAGTAGCATCACGAAGGATTTGCAGTTTGTCTGCAAATAGGTTGTGGATTGTCATAGGATTTGTATGACAAGTGATCTACTGCCATGCTGGTCCTAGGACCCAACCTACCAAAGAGAATCGTTCACCTGATTTAACAGGTCTGACCTCGTGGTAATCGTCTGAATGAAAGAAGACCATTTGTCCTTTCTTTAATGGAACAGTTTGATTGATGAGTTGAAAGTCTCCACCTTCATAGTCATCGTTGAGTAATAGAGTAAAAGATATCTTTCTTATCTTTCCATTCGTTCTCTTATCAATGTGCCATTCGGATTCATCTTGGTGCCAATCATAGTGGTCTCCTTCTTTATAGCGGGTGAGTTGTAATGGTTCTAGAAAATCTACATCGAAATTCCAGTTTGCTGCTTCATTCACTTTCATTACATAAGACAAAATGAGTTGGTCAAGGTCGTGATCCTGTACGAATATCACATCGGAGGTTCTAACCTTGTCTATCTCTGTGGTTTCCCATTTGTTTTGACTTAATAGAAATTGTTGTAGTGAATTGAATTCATCGTCGTCTAAGTCGACGGTAACATAACGATCACGGTAGTTCATATATTATATAGTTCGAGGTGTTACTTTGTGTGGTACCATTTCCTTACCCATGATATTAAATGAAATAATAGTCCTTGAAACCCCAGTGAAATTGGGTTCTTGCATGTGTGGTAAGTATGAGGGAAAGAAAACACAGTCTCCTTCCCTGACATCAGGCATAAAATCTACTACCTCACCATTGATATAGTTATGGAAAGGTGCAAAGAATGTTGTTGCCTTATGGATCTCTGGATTGAAGTCAACATATAATACTGCTGTGATACCAACAGGACCATGGTTATGTACACCATGAAACTGTCCATTTGATGTGGTCTGATGCCACATTGCTACGAGGTTGTATATATCTAACGGATAGTCCTGTTGCATCTCATCCATGATAGGTTTGAGTGCATCTAATACTGTCCAGTAATACTTTGGCATAGACTTGTTAGTAACCAAGTCATGATAGTCTGTGTCCATCTCATGTGTATTGATACGTCCACCAGTTATGTGTGCTTGGGGACTGTGCTCATCACATTGAGACATTATAATTGGTTTCCATTTGTCCCAGTCAGGAACATGGAAAGATTCAATCGGTATAGTGAACATGTTTAATAAACCATTCAGCGTCTACAACTACAAGAGGTTTCTTGCGATTCTTTTTCATGAACAAGATAGGTTCATGCTTACCCGAGTTCGCTTCTGCCTGCGAGTATGCTTCATATACATTTAACTTCTCTACATTCTTACACTCAATACTAAAAGGAAACTTTGACCTAGCGTCTCTCGCCATGATCAAATCCTCACCGCCAGCACCCATGCTTCGAGACTCTATGTCCTCGGGGTGTATATCACGATGTTCTATAAGCATGTCACGAACCCATTGCTGGAATCGTCTGCCTTTACCTTTTGCACTTTGTGGTTTCAATTTCCTTCATACTCATCTTTATATGTATACGGTGTAGGATCTATTCCTGATTGAAGATAACTCTCAGGGTCCTCTTTGATTGCATCTTCTAAACTCTCTGCTAAGAGTTTGAGGTTGTGTGCAATTAGTTTTACTTTGTCTACGTTCATGATGCCATTACCTTTGCCCAGTCTTCGTTGAATTTAGCGAGTCCTTCTCTTGTAAGTACATGATCATACATCTTCCAGAATATCTTAGGGGGCATGGTAACTACATGAGAACCACGTTTAAAACATTCGGATACATCTTTCACATTCCTTAGCGATGCTGATAGAACTTCTGTGTCGATATCGTGTGCCTTGTATGTGCTAACAATATCACCCACTAAGTCTACACCACTGAATGAGTTGTCGTCAACCCTACCTACGAAGGGTGATACGAAAGACGCTCCTGCTTTTGCTGCTAGGATTGCCTGTGCAACTGAGAATATAAGAGTAACGTTTACTTTTATATCATCTGCTGCTAGATCATTACATACTTTAAGACCCTCGACTGTGCAAGGGACCTTGATTGTTATGTTTGGATTGATTTGTACATACTCATCTGCCATTTCAAGCATCTGTTCTACTGTGTCACCAGACACCTCAGCAGATACCGAGGCATCCCATCCAAATAATTCTGTAATAGATTCAAGGACATCTTTTGGATTCAGACCTGACTGTAACATCAGGGTTGGGTTGGTAGTAACACCATCAATCAATCCAGTCTCTACTGCCTTAGTGATTTCATTGACATCACTACTGTCTAAAAAGATCTTCATGGTTTTAGTA